ATTGTATCAATACAAGTTATGTGATGTACATTTATTTAAGGCGTGGCATGACCACAGCTTTGGTGGTGTGTACCCTGAACATTTGTGGTTTGATCTAGCTAAACTAGCACCAGATACTGTGATGGATACAGACATGACGAGAGGTCTGAGACACAAAGTTCCAAAAACGGAAGGCGTTTGCATCTTTGACCATGAGAATGGTTACGCAACCTCGGATAGTAGTGTTCCGACAAAACACATGTTGCCAAAGTTGCCCGGGGGTGTCATTTTAATGTACAGTGGTGGTGGTAAAAGCCATTTCATACGTGAGAACAAAGAATTGGGGCTTGTTGATGGCGATGATCTTGTGGACTTTGCAAAAGGTTGGAACAAAGACAGGAAATTAAGGAAGCAGGTGATGAAGCAATATGAAAACAATATTCTTCAATCTGCACTTAAAGGTGACACAATATTGGTGAATGTGAACGATGAGAAGATCATCGATAAGTGGGTAAAAGCTGGTGTTGTGGTAGGTTATGTGCCAGTTTCAAAAGAATTGATGGAATGGAAAGTGAAGCACAATCTGCTCAGGTCGGATCAAGTGGGCAGAATGCGACATAGAGTTGAAGCACAAAAGAATTGGGCAAAGAGAGGCGTCAAAAGTTTTGAAACTCTCGAAGCAGCAATTGAAGCAGCAAAAAATTGTGAAAGGAGTCTTGATCAAAAATTGTTGCCACAGTTGAAGGAGATGGTGAGACGCAACCAATACTGTGTTGAGAAGCATAGTTGGATGGTGAGAAGGATTTGGCCAGGAACAAGCAAAATGCTGGATGAACGAGAGCAAGTGTCTGTTCCTTTAGCTGTAGCCATGGCGCAGCAACAGATACAACACCACGATGTGGATAGTAGCACGGTCTTTAAAGTTTTCGATCTGTGTCTTGGCATGGGAGCACAGTTGATGACTAATGCTATTGTTTGGTGCTGTGGTCTAGAAGGCGGTTGGCATGAATTATTGATGTTGCAAGATAAGTTTGGCTTCTTTAGCTTGGACATGAAAGGTTTCATGGACAGCAGCAAACTGTTCCACAGCCTTGTTAGAAACACAGATGATGTTTCTTGGTTTGGGGGCAGGTTCAGCGCAGATCATTATATGTACTTCAATTTATTACCGGGCAGGTTTTTCTTTTCGCATCTGAATTTCCGTAGTGAATTGGGGAGTAGGATGGAGGAAGCAAGACCCATCAACGATGGCGCGTATGGAGGTAGTGCAGGTGATTTTGAGGAGTTGGTTGAGCATGTGATTGATTATCTCGGAAGCTTGTTTGCCGAAGGTAGCGTGGCTAAAGCTGAGGCTGACATAGAACAGTTTTGCGCAGATTTCCTTACTTGGAGCACATCTGGCAGTGCACCAAATAAGGGTCTGGAGTTAATGATGCCTGATGGCTCCAGAATGCGCACTAGCGGTGGCAACAAATCATCTCAATTGAATAAGATGGGGATACAAGGTATCTTAGAGTGTTTGGATGTGGATCCCAGTTGCATTGGTCAGCCTACCTACAAGTTTGAGGCGGGCAAATTGAGGATGTTGTTACCGGGACCCCTATATCATTGGGTTGTTGAATCTATGGCGCTATGGGGAGGCGAAGGCCATGTTTTGAGAAGTGTGGATGAAATTGCGTTGGAACAGAGCAGTTATGTGGAGTTCATTCAACTGACTAATAGGTTGGCATCAACAGGAAGTGAGACTGCCAGGGCTTGTAGTGATTACGCTGATTATAACATACTACACACCTTCGAACGTATGCAGAAACTCTGGTTGGCTCAAGCTGATGCTTTAGATGCTCGATTGGCTTTGCCTGCTGGAATGCGAAGTTCGGACAGTGATGGTATTCTTGACTTCATCCGGCGCGCTTGTCGTTGGGCTGCAGCCGCATTGAACAATGTGCAAGCGCGCTTGGATGACGGTGAGTATGTAAAATTGGTTCGAGGTCTGTGGACGGGTTGGAGGAGCACCATGTACATAAATGTCACGTTTAATTTCGCTTACACCACTGCTCAAAGAATCATGTTTATTCGCGAATATGGTATTGATCCATTGAGCAGATACAATGTACTAGGCGATGATATGGAAGGTGATTCACC